TTTCTCCTTTTTGCTTTTCGAAAGTAAGGAAGGTAAGTGCTGTTGTAAGTCGTAGTTTGGTAACCTCTTCAAACTTTGTGACGTCTCCTTTAGCTGCTGCATATATGCTTTGATGCCAACCCCACTGTTTACTAAATTGAGTTCTTTCGCTAAAGTCTGAGAAATCTCCTTCTCCTTCAGAATCTCCGTCTCCAAATAAGATAGGGTAGCCTGCAACAACTCGTTCTCTAAATTGTAAAAAAAAACCTTTGCAGAAAGTGCTATATCTAAACTTACGTTTTCCATTATTTCGGAATAGTTAGCAGAACTTTCGTAAGGTTCAATTTTATATTTATCTCCGTGTTTTTCTACGATAGGACGATACATTACCGCCATTGCTTTGTGAAAGGTGCTTATATCGCTTATATTTGCTTCGAGGTCTATATATTCACCCCAGCTCATGTTTTCTAAGTTAGGAATAAACCCAAATTCAACGCCTGCAATTTTAAAACGGTTTTTAAATTCCGTCTTTTGCTTAAACATCGTTGCAAAATGTACACTTAGCGTTTCAACTTCTTTAAATGGAATCTTAACTACGTCTTTTAATTCGATACCGCAAAAACATTGTATCATTTTCTCAGCTAAAAAAACTTCGTCATTCGTGTTTTTGGCAATACCTAAAAACTTTTGGTAGTTCTTTAAAGGTATTTCACTAAGCTTTGTTGGAACTACTAATTCTAACTTCATATTATTTAAACGTTTGATTGTGTTTTTTGTAGTACACGGCAACGGCATACGCTTCGCCTAACATCATTAAATGCTTTCTTATACTTTGAGCGTCGTTAAAAACTATCTTTACACGCTTACCCGTTCGAATATACACATAATGCTCAACTTCTCGGGTTAATATCGGTGTGTCGTCTGTCATTAACGTATATTATATGTGCCGTAATTTCTTTTAAGTCCGAGCGTTTCCATTTCATGGTAGCGGAGCGCGTCAATAGCGTGGTTATTTGTGTCAATAGGTTTGTTCAATCGGGTTCCTGCTTTGTCTACGTCCCAACAGTAAGCCCTTAACTCTTTGATTAAATTAACGCTGTTAGACGTTACTAAATATTCTTGTTGTTGCATAACATCGATTCCGTAGTTTATTGAGTCCTTGCCCTTTGTAACGCCTTTAATCGTTATTCCGTATCGTCTTATTTCTTCAATGCTTTTAGGTTCTGAACTATCTGCGTAAACTACTACGTTTTTTGGAAGTCTTTTAGCTATATCGCTATTTAACATTCCAGTTTGGTAAACTAATTCGTTGAGGATTCGTGTTCCGTTATAATTGTAAATTTCTATTGCAGAAGTAGGATCGTTTGTATAACCAAAGTCTAATCCAATACCGATTAACTTTGCGTCTTTTGGAAGTGTGTCTATTTGTTTCCAATTACTGAATATAACACCCTCTAACATTCCTATTTCACCTAATCCATAAACACGCCACCAATTAGCCCAATAACTACTCGTTTCAGCTTTTAAACGATTCTTTTCTATTTGTTCAACTATTGACTTGTCAAGTGCTTCGTTGTCTTTGTACGTTAAGATTATAAACTCGGAATCGGGTTCGTCTTTTAGTTCCGTATGCACCCAAAATTCGTTAGCAGGGTTGAAATCTAAGAAGACTTCTTTTTTCGTCCGAATAGCCAACTCGTTATAGGATTCAAAAGATATATTATTGCACTCATTAATATAGAGAATGTCCCTACGAGCACCACGTAACTTAGAACTATCATCAGCCGAAAAAAACTCGATAAAAGAGCCGTTAGCAAATTCATATCGCAAAAGGGTTTTATTAAAACGATCATCGAAGTAGCGTCCCGTTTCTTTCATTATTTTTAGAAAGTCTTTTAACGCTCCTCTTCTTAAATGTGGAATTGATTCAGCTACTACGCTAATCTCCATTCCTGAATATGTAGCAGCTTTTGTAATTAACACGGGTAAAATTCCGTAGGTTTTTCCTGCAGACGTTCCGCCCTGAATTATTTTGATTCGTCTTTTTAAAGAATTAATCTTACGAATTGCCGTCGTTATTATCATCTAACTTAAATAACGGTTGCTCAATGTTTGTTTGTTCCACTTGCTCTTTTAAGCCGTTTAGACGTTGTGTAATACTTGGGTTATATTGTCCTACCATACCTCCTTCAATTTGGTCACGTCGTATTTCTTTGCGTATACGTAAGCAGATAGCGGAAAATTCGTTGTACTTTTTATCTCTATTGTAAAAATAGTCTTCTACTTGACCTACTTCGTCCCAACAAAAAACTTCAAAGCCTTCCATTGTTAATGGTCTTTCTAAAGGTTCTGCTCTTTCTTCAAATTCTTTACCACCAAATACGCTTTTTATTCTTGGATTCGCCTTTACGTCTGTTTTATATCTTTCAAATAGTTCGTAAAGTTGTTCAGGGCTATCTAAGTTTCTTGGTCTTCCTACTTTTGCCATTTTATTCGTGTTTTAGTTTGGGTTATAATAATATTCTTTGAATTCGTCTTTTGTTACGGGGTGGAATTCTAAAAACTCCTTTTCGTAGTCTATAAAAATACAATAGTTTATTTCGCTAACATTCATAATTAACCGTATTGCGTTCCATTCCTTTTTATGTTTAGAAGGATTCATAAATACTATGTAATAATCAGATGTTAAAAATGTTGTCACTTTCTTATTTGTTCGAGTTTACGTTGCGCCCATTCTATTCCTGCGTCACCTCCCCAGCTGAGCCACATTAAACGTCCGCACCCGTCTCCGAGTTCCTTTTGTGAGTTTTGTCGATGACGTTCAAAGGCTGCCATTCGTGCTATTGTTTCTTCGCTTATCGGTTCTCCGTTTGCTAATTGGTTTGCTCTTTGTTTCCCTACAGGTGTTCCACAGTCACCCCACCCGTTTTCTTCTGCATACCTTAACGCTATCTTTGCGTTTTCAGTTGCTTGTTTTGGGTAGTCGGTATAACTTTCTAAATTAACTTTGCTTAGGTTTTCTTCGTAGCTTGTTGAGCAAATAGCTAAACGTTGATCCGTGTTTTCATATTCACTAACCATTTTGTCGTTTGACATACAACGTTGAATGAAGTCTTTTTTTTCTTCGTTAGGATTCGGCTGAGGTATCGGCATCGCTTTTATATTGGTTGTAAACTTTTCTTAAATCTGCTATTCGTTCTAAAACACAACTTGGACAGCTTGTTAGTTCGTTTCTTACTTGAAAAACCCTTGAATGAATTTTAAATAGTTCAACTTGTTCAATCGGGGTTACTCGATCCGTGTTTTTGTTAAACCATTCATTGAGGTAACTAAATTCGTTTTCTTCTAAGCACAACGCTTTCCGATATGGAAATAGTTCATTTAACTTTGCCTTGCGTTCATCACAGCCACAGTCCTCACCGAGTAACCATTTAGCCACCTTTGCTATTCCAGTTGCTTCGAGTACCTTTTCAACTGTGTCCCCTAAACCTTCGCTTTTAGCTGCTAATATTTCAGCTTTCGTTCGTCTTTTTCTTGCCATTTTATTTTATATTAATTCGTAATCTTTATTAACGTAGTCTAAATAATCTTCTCCTACGTTTTCTTTTAAACGTTCTTTGCAGTTTTTTATAGTACAAAAAATTGATCTCAGGCTAATTGTAGTTCCTTTTTGAAGCTCCCGCATAGTCATGTTTTTGTTACGGTATAAGTCAAACAGCATTTTGTCGTACCACTCCCAACGTTTAGTTTCTTCATTTACTCTTTTAAGCAGTTCTCCAAATGCTTCGTGTTCTTCTAAGGTATCTATTTGCTCCAACGTTAAAACCTCGCTTAAATCAACTTTTATAATTCTGCTCTTTTGTCGGTAAAAATCCACAAACAACGATCGCAAAGTTAAGTAAACATAATATTTATTCACTTGCCCGTTGACTATAACCGCTTTTTGTTTATCCTTATTTATAAATCTAATGTACATTTCTTGAACTAAGTCTTCTGCGTAGAAATCTTCACCAAAACTTTTAATCGTCTTTATGTATTCTTTATGGTGCTTTGCTACTTGTTCAATCCAGTTCATAAATAAATCTCTATAGCCCACCACAAAAAGAAAATGCCAATGACACCAC